TTCTAATCTTGCGCTAGATACTGCAATCTCAGTTGGTGGTGATCTCGCCACACTTGGAACGCACAGACTCATTCCTAGCGGCGTCAAGAGAGAAGGGGTCAAAAAGGGGGCCGCGTTCTTAGCACAGAAGCTCTCAGGGCTAACTGGGGGCTATCTAGGTGGTGAAGCTGCGGCTGCGGCGATGGGACGTGATGACTCAGACGTAATGCTACGGACGGGCCTAGATAGGGCGCTAGGATATGGAATAAATTATGGAATGGGAAAAGGTGAGAAAGTATTAAATCGAACCATTGATGCTTTCACCGGATCTACGCCTGTGACGGGCGGCCAGTATTTTAAAGGTGTTATAGATGACATACTTCCACATCCTTCTAAAGTTCTGCATGAGAAGTTATTGAAGCGTGCATTACGAAATGCTCCTCCTACTCCTTCACAAGTTAAAGATTTGGGTGACGTTGTAGAGTTTGCGGATAACTTTAATCTCCCTGCTGTAACTGCTGGTGGATTATTCAATGCAGATCCACGAATGGCAGGGGATGTAAAAAGATCAGGACTTGGTAAGTCTATTCAAGAAGGTCAAGATGAGGTTGTTAGAAATCTTCTCGGAACTAAGAGTGCTGAGATTCTAAATACCGGATCTAACTTTGAGCGTGCTAAACTAGTTCAAGACACTCACAGAGCTTATCGCAAGGAACGTAAAGCACAATTAAATCAGAAGTTTAGTGACTTTGATAAGATGATGGAACAGACTCAAATCACTGTTCCAATTCCCGTTCCTGGCATTAATCCGGCTACTGGACAGCCATTTCAATCTACTAAAATAGTTACTATAACTGGACCCGTAGATATCACTCCTTCAATTCAAGAGATGGAGCCGCTTTCACAGGCTATTGGAGTTTTAGAATCTCAAGGAAATTTGATTGGTCAGTCGGCCCGTCACGCCTCAAAACTGAAATCACTCTTTGATAACCTCTCGAATACACCTAAGATTAATGATAGGAGTATCGCTGACTACAACACGGTTAAGGAGATTCGAGCCGAGTTGAGTGATTTCGTAAATAGTATTCCTTCAGCTAATACGCATAAAGCTCAAATTAGTGGAGTTGCGGCTAAACTCAGAGCAAGTCTTTCTAAAGACACTGATACTTCACTTATGGATCAGACTATTTATGATCCGCAAACTCAAGCCAAGTATGCTGAAGTTAAGGCTTTCACTAAAGAAAATGCTGGGATTCTAAAATCTAAGTTGGCCCTTGGGGCCGCGGCCAACGAAGACTCTCCAAATCAAGTAACTGGAAAGCAATTCGATAAGAATCCAGAAACGCTGGTGATGAATGCGATAAAATCAGGTAGAAACGGGCTGGATAATTTAGCAGTTATGCTCCCTCCTGGAGATCGTGATTTAGCTGGTGCTATTTACATGAAGCACGGATTAGATCAAGCACTAGATCCTAAAACTGGAATGTATGATTCAACACGTTTAAATAACTTCTTTTTTGGGGCTAATGGTGTTGGTGCTGGAGCGTTAGAGAGTAATGTATTCACGTCTCATCAACGAAAAACAGTTAGACAATTCGTGAAGTATATGCAAACCCATGAAGCTCTTGCGAATCCGACTAGTTCTGGGTCAGCACTTGAGAATACCGCAATTAAAGGCGCGGTGTATCTTGGAACTGCGGGAGTTGGAAAGTTGATGGGACACACTTTCGGGGCCGGTGGTGCGGTAGGTGGTGCTCTTGCGGCGGGTATTCCCATAACTCGTAACTTTCTTGAGGATGTTCTAATGGACCCTGAAGGGGGTAGAAAGATTCTCAATTATATTCATGCTCCAACTACTAAAGCTAAGGCAAATAATCTTCGAGATCTAATTGAATTCACGATTAGAAACGGGGCTAAAGTTGTGCTTCGTGCCCCTAACGGGGAAGAAGTAGAGAAAAATTAAATTTCTTCAGTCTCGATTTCCACTTTAGTGCCTGGAAAAATTTTGTGTATACTTCTATCAATTTTACGACACGCAAGTTCTAGTTCTCGTTCAATAATATATCTGTATTTTACACCTGTTTCTTTGATCTCGGAGTTTTGCTCGTTAACTCTTACGTGATAAATGAAATACATTTAAACCTCACTCTTGTTATAAATCTCAAGACATCTCGGTGTCATCTGATAGAATATCTTAGGTTCTACGACTATAGTTACGATCAATCCTGCTTGCTCAAGTGTATTTACTAACTTATCTAGTTCTTCACTTGTAATTTGATGCCAATGATCTAACAAAACCTGCTTTCTATCTAGTTTATAGTCTGGTGCTTCAAATAAAGCTGTCAATAAGATGGCCCCCGCTGATGCTTGTGTTCCTTTTCCACTACTCATTGCGTATGCCTCATAATTCGCCCTTAGAGACGTTGTCTGTACAATAGCCTCTTCCACGTCCTCCATTGTTATTACCATTTCGCCGCGAGATGCTGCTAAGATCATCGCTACTTTAAGAACTCCTGCGTGTATTCGGTGTGTCACTCCTGTTCTATCTTTAATTTTAGAGTACGACTTGTATAAGTTGTTATACCATTTCTCATAAAATGTTATAGCGTCCTCGGTGAGTTTGAATTGGCCGCTCATGGCTCCGATGGTTTTTAAATTCTCGAGAATAGCGTCTTTACTACACTTCTCTTCGGGGATTCGCAATAACGAGTTGGATTCTCTTCGCTCGTCAGGTTTAATCATGAAGGTTCTCCCAAGGAGACCCCCATACACAGCTCTGTTATCGTAAACTTCTTTAAGAAATGTCTCATTAGATGCTGCAAGCATTGTAATGCACATATTCTTGATAGTCACCGTCTCACTCTTTAATCCATACTCAAATACCTCCTTGAAATCATACATATCTGTGAGTATTGGCACGCATTGTGGATCTTCCACGAAGAATGAAGCCAACTCCTCTGCTACAAGAATCGCACTCCCACCTTGGATTGTTACTCCTGAAGCATAAGAAGATGGTTTGTTTTGTGAAAGAGCTTGAAGGATCTTTTGAATTGAATTGCGCCCTGAGAAGACCTTGGTCTTTCCTGACTCATTCAGAAGTGATGTTGCCATGAGCGGCCCACCCGACTTACGATACTCTGCGGAATCAGCTAAGAGCACTACATATATGTTCGGATATATTCTCCTTAAACCTGCTTGAATGTGGACATTATTTCTTAGTGTAGCGGCCACCACCGCGTAAGCACTCCATCTCCAGAATGATGTTGGAGATTCATATTCGCTAGTAAGAGTAATGAAATCATTTATGAAGTTCATATTTAAGTTCCCCCATAGGGGTCTTCTTTTCGCATCTCCATCGCGTCATACTCTTTTCCCTCGAATGAGTTCAGTGTTTCTTTAGTGAATTCCATTAGTTTCATGTTTGGGTTGTTACTCACAATTGCTCGGAACGTAAATTCCCTATTCTCGACCACCATAGCCCATAAGTTATTTCTTAGTCGATATGTGTCGCCAATTTTCATAGTTTGATCTCTTTTAGGTGCATCCAATTCTCACCAACACTTACTTCAGCGGGTACAACTAATTTCACATCTCTTGATAATGAACAGGTAGAATAGTCTAACGGTCTTTCCATAATTCTCTTCACGACCGCTAACGCGGATAACTCTTCTCCTATTTTAACCTCCATCAGGAGGCCATCATGCATCTCTGCGAGAAACCGTATTTTGGGCCGCTCGGCGAGAATTAGCGGGATGGAAAACTTAGTGTGATCTGAAACCGCACTTTGAGGAATGTACGCGATGGCCTCTTTTATCAACTCGTCATTCATCTGCGCGAAGAAAGTTCTGGCTCTCCCGTAGGGAGTTCTGAGCTTTCTGTTCTTTCGTACTTCCTGTTCTATCTCTAAGTGGAAGACTTCACGTATCTTTGGATTCGCAGCGTGAAAACGCACTAGCATTTCGTCACACGCCTTAATAGGCATATGTGTCATGCTAGATAACATACCTCCTTTCATTTTATAGTGGCCGCCGTGCCTTATTCTCTTTCCCATGTCGTAATACATGATACCGATTCCTGGAATCGAGGGGCCGCTCTTGGTGATAAGCTCTGGGTCCATCCCAAATATAGCTCCAGCGGTTTTGCTATGGACACTAGGCCTTTGATCGAATGATTCAAGTAACTCCCAGTCCTGTGCAAGCACAGCAACATGACGCGCTTCGGCTTGACTTCCGTCAGCTTCTATAAAGATGCATCCATATGACGGAACAAACATTGACCGTAGGTCATGTGCAATACTTTTATCCTCAAAGTCCTCAAACACTTCTTCATCTATCTTGAATCCGTGTTTCGAGATGGTTTGGAGGGAGCGGCCAACTCGTCTCAATTCTCCACTCATAAATAATTCATCTAGACTTTTTGAGTAAGATGATCTTCCTGTTTCAGTTCCGCATAAATTCGAGGTAGACCGAAAGCGGCCATCCAGGGAGATTGGTGTATTCAAGTATTCTAGAATCTTAGCTAGCTTCCTACACACAATGATTCTAGAAATTACTGGCTTACCCAAAGGATCAGCCTTTGAGATGTGATTTATGAGTAAATCATCTAGAATTCCCTTATCCGTCTTGTAACTCTTCTCACCTGATTCATTTATTTTATACTTCTTTGGAAAGTTTAGTTCATCGTATATTAGTCTTCCGACTTGAAGTGGAGATCCTGGGTTGAAGGAGTCATTTCCAACCAGTTGTCGAAGAGTAAATACATTTGAGTCGTAGAGGGATTTGTACTTATCTATTAACGCTGTGCGGCGCGCATCGTCGATTCGAATCCCCGTCTCATCCATTCGCTTATATATTGGTAAAAGAGTGGCAAGTTCGTCACTGAAGGATTTAAGCGAAATGTCTTCTTGAAGTTCTTTGTCTTGCGCTTGTGAAACAACGTGGGTTGCAATACCGTCGTAAGCGTTATAGAGATAGAGCTTGTCTTTAGTTTGTCGGCGCGGGTCAAAGTCTTTTCCTTCGTCTTTATAGTAATTTACTTTAGTGTATATGCTAGTATAGAAATCCAAACCTTTTGGTAACTCAGGGTACAGTACTGATCCCTTGAGCATTGTATCCCCGATGACGTTATTTACTTGAAATCCGAATCTCTCAAGTATAACCCAATCATACTTAATGTTTTGATTTACCTTTGGGATGGGGTGTCTTAACAGCTTGTCCACATATATCAACATGGCCGCTCTTTCTGTCTTGGAGATACTATCTTCTAGAAGTGGTACGCAGCATCCCTCGACTCCGTCAAAACTAAATCCGATGCAAGTTATGATGCCCCCGTATGTCTCTATGTCGAACACCAGAAATTTCGGGGAAGCGGCCATCGAGCGAGTTATGTAGTTGTATAGGGCTTCTGCTGTTTTTGCTACCCATCTTGTTCCGTACTCCGTGATGGGCAAGTTGGTGTAGCGATTCGCTACTATCTTCCCGTAATCCAATCCTGCATATGACGCGGCGGCCTGATCTGAGAGTAGGATCTGTGGAGATATGGCCGGGATCACTCTTATAGGCCGCTCTAAGTGCATCTGCCAGTCCTCACGCAATGGCAGAACACTTCCCCGATAACAGTAAATCCAGTGCTTACGATTTCTAGGTTTAGTTATGAGCTTGATGTGCGGAAATACCGTACCTAGAGCTAAATCATCGAGTGGTACGATGACGTTGGGTCTTAGTTCTTTAATCTCCTTGAAAAGTAAGTCTTCATAGAATTGAACATCAATTTTGGTGAGGGCTTTTCTGAGCTTTGGGAGAGATGTTCCCATAAAATCTACTCTCTCCCTTATTACCACTGCTCTATAGCACTCGTTTAAACTCATCCCATGCTCTCTGAGATGGGAGTTTAATTTAGACTCGAACATTCCTGAAAGGGCCATTCCCTTATTCAAATCCGCGTTTAGAGGGATGCCTCCCAGGAATAGTATTGTGGCACTTCCGTAACCGTGAGATGCTACGCAGGGCGCTGGCGCGGCCAGTACTTTAGGTTCTTCTTTGGGTGGTCGTTTAGCTTTTAAGATCATTAGTTCTTTCCCCCGAAGGGGGTTATGCCCAAGAGATGCTGAAGCGGCCCTTAATTTGCTCATCCATAAGTACTAGATCTTCGGAGTATGTTACGAGGTATCCAGCGTCGGTGAATGAACTCTTGAGTTGGTTCAATACGTTTCTGTTCATTTGCTTATTCTTGAGTTGATGAGTTACTTGAATAACTGAATTACCTTTATTAGCCTCGTTCTCGATGGCTTCTACCATCTCATTTCTGAGTCTAGTGTAGAGTCTATCATCGAACGTGTTGATGTACTCTTGAGTCTTGGTGCGTATTGCGGCAGCAAGTGGGATCTTTGTGTCTTGGTCTTCCATTTTATTTCTTGGGTACTCCTGCTACTAGTTTTTCAGCTATATCACCAATGCTCTTAAGAGCATTCTTGAACTCATTAAAATCTGCGAGTTGAGTTTTAGCAACTATTTGGCCCACAGGAGTTTGGAGAAACTTAACGTACTCCTGACCTAATGCACAAGCTGCTATAATTGCGTTTGCTACTGCTGTTATTGGGTCCATTATTCTTCCTCCAATTCTATTGCATGTGGAATGTTGGGTAGCCCGATAACTTCATGTTGGTATACTCTACCATGCTCAATTTTCGCAACATAAAGATGAGATTCTTTAATTTTTGACATCTCATATTTAACTCTATTTCGTAAAGATATTGCATCTAAAATTAGAGACGCAACAGATCGGCTGGTTAGAAGATGTTCTGTTATTAGTGGAGATAGAAGATCTTCATTAATTTCCATTCGAATTATCATTTATTTATTCCTTTGTAAATTTAAAGCGGTGGCCGCCCGAGCCAGAGAGACAATGCCCAGCGCGGCCACCAATGAGATTAGTTAGATCTCAAGTTAAAATGCTGCTTCAGCATTATACGCCGCGAACCCATCAATTTTAGCAATCATACGACCTTCGAACTGCTCGTTGATTACTTTAACCTGGAGCTTCTTACCGATCACTTCATCGGAACTGAATGCGAAATTAGGTCCCGAAGTTTCTTCAACGATCTGCTTCAGCGGCTTTTCCATTGCGGCTGCGATAAAAGGAGCGATCCTTCCGAGAGCTTGAGAGTTGAAGTACACAAGCATCTCACGGTCATTAGCGGATGTTCCAGGCGCGGTCAATTTAATTCGCGGAACATAGTTCAGAGAGTTCCCTCCGTTCTTGGGTGGTTTAACTTCAAAGGAGAGAACTTCCCCCTTATACCACCCCGCCGGAATCAAATCCTGCATCAAGTCTGATTTCGGAATGTTGATGATAGGCATCGAATTTACTTTCTTCTTTCTATTCTTACTTAGGTTGAGTTGGTGCTTTCTCCGCTGGAGAAATGAGCGTTTGAAGGTAGTTGTGAAAGTTCTTGTTAGTTATGTCATGTTGTCCTGGTCCAATTCCATAGGAGTTTTTAGCTAAGTCAGTTGCAAACTCTACACGGTAGTAGAGCTTATTATTTCCCTGGTCACGGGAAAACCTAAAGACGTTATCGAAATATGCTTGTACGCTCTCACCTAACTGATCCCGCACTGTGAGTTTCTCCCCTTTAACTTCATTAGGGGAGTATGGGTCAGAGGGATCTACTTTTCCATACTTATCAATGGTGTGAGCTGAACAAATCACATTACACGGAAGCATACGCAGAAAGTCGAAGACTTGATGAGTTGCGCTAACCTCAAATCCATAATCACCGGGGCCGCTCATGCGTAAAGTCCCGATGTGCTTACCTTTGAGAAATCCGTGGGCCGCTGCGAGAAATACTCGACTCATTGAGAACATCGAATCTATGACTACAGTTTTGTATGGAAATGTCCCAGAGGTACGCATGGTTTCCCACATGACTAGCGTATCATCAAACTTTGTGTAGCCTGATTTATCACGTGCATTGAATTGCATATACTCTATGCCAGAAGTGTTCTCCAAGCATTTGCTTGTGACTCCGCCTTCTATGCCGCTGATGCGGAAATCAAAATCCAGGATCATCATTGGACGTGGAAATGAGGCCGCCGCAACGGATTTTCCGTCCCCGGAGCGGCCCACGAATAGGCCCAAGAACTTTTGCTCTGATTTCGGTTTTGCTAAATACGTATCTAATGATGGCATTTATATAGTTTCCCTATATGAGATGTTTATGTTTTTAGATCGTAATCTATTTTCTAAAATACAACAGGCAGTAGAAATCTCGTACTCAGCTATTATTTTAGCTTTAGTTATTTCTTCTTTTGACTCATTATCTTTTAAAGAATCGAATGAGATTTGGTATGCAAAGAACATTACTCTTCCTCGTCCTCTTCGGGTTCTAGATCAGAGGGGTAAATTATGTAGCAACCCTCAACATTATCATAAGTTACTTCATCTATTCCTAACTTGGAATAAACACTTTCAGTGAGTACTTCATGATCTCCGTGCTTTGCTTTAAGTTTAGATAAATGTACTATTAGTTCAGTTATATTCATATTCCCCCTAACTCAATATTCTTTGACTCCGCGATTATTCTTTTCTTCTCTTCTTCATATCTAATTTTAGCTCGTTCCGCACACTTTAAGTGCCAAACGCCCAGGCGTAAGTGAAGGTTAATTAAACCCACGTAGTGAAGGACGCAACATAGCAAGAGTGTGAAGGTAAAGAACGCAACTAGAGTTACCTCCATAATTAAACGTTCTTATCCCATCTCAACTTCTCGTCATACTTCTGAGAAGAGTTTAGAATTTGATCCAGGACTTGCTCAATTCTCTTAACTTTCTTAGCTTTGTTGCTCTTCGAGCAGCTTAAGCACGCGGGAACTTTATTCTTGAGCTGAGCTTTAGTTAGAATAAAACTCTCTTTACACTTCCCGCATAGTGCTCTCTTATTCTCTAAATATTCACGGTTATGGTAATGAGAGCAGTCTGGATGGACACACCGATAAATGTCTTTGTTCTTTGAAGATCTGACGTACTCATGGATGTGACCTGTGTTAACCTTAACTTCAGGTGGTTTAGTTGTTGGATTTAGAATCACCACGGCCTCCATTTAGATTCGCCAACTAGATAGTTGGATTTAATTATAGATTTCTTCATGTCGCTAGACTCCGTCTCGCACAATTTTGTGTATTGGCACGGATTAGATCCAAAAGCACCTGCACAGCTAACTAAATTCTCGCTAATGTCGCCGCTAAGAATCCGATAAAAGACACGCTCGACCTGCTTTTCCCATCGGTGCATCATAAATGGGGTGATCTTTACTGGTTGTCTGCGGAACCACTTATTTACGTCTTTCTCGGCTTGAAAACCTATGTAGTTAATGATTGCGTATCTAGCGCGGGCGGCCCACGCATAAGTTAAAAACTGAACTGAGTACTCATAAAGATTATTGAATCTACTCTGAGTCTTGTGATCCACCACGCACAACTCATCCCCATACGCTTCTAACTTCGCTAGAAGATCAATTCGACCTTCGATGATAAATACGAACTTCTTACCACCGGCCGTTCGGCCGGAACGGAACTCTTTAGAAAACCCTAACTCAACCCCGGCTTCGCCGTTAGGGGCACTCATGACTTTAAAATCCCGTCCCGTAGCGGTGTAATGAAATACGTACATCATGAACCGCTCTACCACAAAAGTGATATCTTCCTCCTTGAGTGCGGGGATTTTACGCCACTCTTCTTTGTTATCAGCCAAATTAGCCGTAAAATCCCGTGCAGCAGTCTCAGCGGCCAACTTAAAATCCACTCCGCCACTTCTAATCCTATAGAAACGATCAAGTAGGTCATGCATCACCGTTCCCATATTTAGAGCTTTTTCTGATGCTCCAACGATACTCAATAAGTCTACGTATTGGAGTTTCCAAGAGAGTGGACATTTTAAGTATTGAACTATTTGCGAAGAGTCAAGAGTTATTATTTTCATTTTATTTTCATTTTGATATCTGAGAGTTCCATTGCGATTATAAATAGAACATAAACCGCAGCTTCATTCCATTTGCCATAATACATACTAAATACGGCTAAGAATGTAAACACGATTACGCCAACTAGATTAAGTATTGTGAGTATTTTCATTTTTAATTTTAATTCTAGTGTTAGGTAAGAGTCCCATCTCTTCATACTTGCTAAGGATATTTAAGTTGGCCGCGCAATGTCCTAAATGGTCCTCCGAATCAAACCTCTCCGTGCTTTCATCCCTGAGCGCGGCCAACACATGAGCATTGTACATGAGGAGATGCTTAATTGCGTTCCCAATTCGTCCTAGCGCGAACTTGAGATCCGCTTTCATGTAATTCTTTTCTTCTGGATTTAATTCTTGTTCATATTTGATGAATCCCTCTGTCATAGCTAGCGCGGCCCTCTCTAAAAAGCAATAGTTAAGGTCCGCGAAGCGGGTAGGGTTCGTGATATCTTGAACCGCTTTAATTTTATTTTCCATTTGATCTTTAATTTAACTCCAATAAATATCCAATATCATCGCTATTAGCACCATAAATGCTAGAAATGTGATTTCCCCGCAACTGAGACCAAAAATATGAGTGTGGTCCATATGTCTTTACCCTTTCTTGTTAAGCTAGTTAATCGTTATAGATCGCCCACAGGAGTAGGACTAACCCGAGTAATAACAGTAAGATATTCATTTTTATTTTAGGTGTTCTTTCTTAGGAAATCCGCAACTCTCTTTGCGTTTAGCAAATTCATTTCTTCTTCAGAGTCTGGAACTTCCGTGATGCTCTTAATGTTGTAGATAAAAATGAACTCACCACCGCGCCAAAATCCGTCATTCTTACGAACTTCTCTAATTACTTCTTCAATTCCAGGGGCTGGTGAAGGTGGCGCACTAGGTGCTGGTAATAGCACGGGGGGATATGGAGTTGGTTCCGCGGAAATTAAATATTCCGCGGGAATAGTCCAAGTCTTTGGCTCTTCGCCTTCGGCTGAGTATGTCGCTTTAAATTGCATCTCTTTTCTCTACTTTCTAAAGTTTATTGTTAACCACTATCTCGCTCAACTCTCTTATGCTCTCGAGATCTGAGCTAAAATTCCATTCTTTCGAGACGGTCTCACCGACGATTTGGCGTTTCTTGCTGATTAGTTCGTGAAAGAACATGTCCACCGTGCCACGGGCTATAAAGTATGTGACGGTCACCGCACTGATCTGGCCGTTCCGGTGAAAGCGGCCCTCAAATTGTTCTTCATCAGCCGCGTTCCACGCCCTCTCTAACACGAGGGCGTTGGCGCAATTTTGTAAATTCAAACCCTCGCCACCGGATTTCATGTTGAGGATGAGAAGTCTGATGTCATCGCGCATAAATGCTTGAACGATTCGATCTTTCTTCATTGCGCTATCTTCCCCGCTTAGGGATTCACAAGCGTAACCACCGCCCTGAAATATGTATTTCAACGTGTCGCGTACCACGGTGTGATGAATCCCGATGCATAGGTTCTCTTCTGTCGAATCTAAATGTTCTTGAGCAAATTCAATGGCATTTTGGCATTTAGATTCACCTGTGATGGCTCTTAATTTAGCTAACCAACCCAAGAGTGTTGTGGCGTTCTTAGCTTCGCTCGGATCGTTCAAGTAATTACTGAACATATCCAGAGCTTTGTTATAGCTGCCCTTTAGCTTTTCATCTTCTATCTCGACATACACAAAGTTACGTGATAATGGAGGTAAGTTGGTGAGAACTTCATGTTTCTCCCTACGGAGAATATACTTTGAAGTTAGATCTTTAAACTTCTGTAAGTAGTAGGGGTTAATTCGAGTCCACTGATACTTATCGTTTTGCATGAGCCATCGCTTGCGAAAACGATCTAGTGAATGGAATGTTCCGGGATCTAAAAGGTTTAGAATCGTGAAGTACTCATCAGCTTTATTTTTAATTGGGGTGGCGCTTAACGCAATTATGTGCTCGATATCTAGATTCTGAATATACGTGATGAGATTTATAGTTCTCTTCGAGGACGGATTCTTATAGTTGTGAACCTCATCTAGAATTATGGTTTTAATTCCCAACACTCCAAGTAGGCCAGTCTTTTCTAACTCTTCTTTCTTGAGTCTCGTAAATAAATCCATGCTCATCACATAAGCATGGAAGCCGGGAATTAGATTAGTTCTTGATGTTACTGGCATCACGCGCATCGGAAGTGAGTCGCACCATCTACGGAATTCTTCACTCCACTGATAAATGAGACCACCCTTAACTAGAATTAGCGCGGGGAATGCCTTCTCACGATTCTCTCGTAAAGCTATTAAAGCCTGAATAGTCTTTCCGAGTCCGGTCGCATCTGCGATCAGACATCTCAAATTAGATTGTTCTATAAATTTAACACCTTCGGTTTGAAAATCGTAACTCTTCATGGTGCTGTCACAGCTCGTATAACTCGCTGCGTCACAATTTGTTAGGGGAGTTGCTTCATGTGAAGGTGTTAAATTTAAAATCTCCTGTGGAGATGGGATTTCAAATCCATTTGAAGCGGGGAGTAGGCCGCGCGGGGTGGGGGTGGGCGCGGCCATCACTTGTATAGGGGTCGGTGGCGGGGTCGAATTTGGCTCTAGGATGGCTTGAGACGAGTCGGTGAGCGCGGGTTGACCCTCCGCACCCTCCGCAGGCGCGGCCACCACAGAGACCGGAGACGAAATCACATTATTTTCGTGAGTTCCATTTCCGTTGAAATGAGTGTTAACATGACCACACTTAAAAACCACGTAGAGCGTTTTACCAACGGGGATTTTAGTTTGGACCTCTTTGCGGCCACAATTACTACAAGATTCAGCTAACTTCATATTTTCTATTTTAATTTATTCGTTGGTTTAGTTGAGTAAATAGTTTTGTCAAAGTGACGAGCCACATAAAGAGACGTAACTCCGTAATGTTTCTTCTCAGAGTTTAATTTTAGAAGAGACGCTTTAGATCTCGCCATCTCTCGACAGTTCGAGATTTGAGAGACGCTTCGATTTAACTTCTGTGCGATCTCAGGTCCATTGAGACCACTTTTAAATAGCTCATAGACTTGAGATTCGAGTGGAGTTAGTTTTGGAGCTTTACGTTGGAGGAGTCGCATTTCAAGTAAAGGACTTTACTTTGACTTTTCCCATAGGGACCGTCGTGTCTACTGTAACCAGTCCCAATTCTTCTCCTTCCCTCAGAATTTGGATATAGGGAGATTCGTAAGATCCGCCCTTTATAAAGACAGCCTCGAAATATCCGCAGTCAACAGTAAGTGTATTCAAAGCATCTAGCCTGATGGTAGCTTCGGTTATAGTCATCTACTCCTCCTTTAGTTCTCTTTCTTGATCTGTAATTTTAGAACCATATCACGCGCCGTTGCGAAGTCACATCCAAGAGTTCGTTGGATCTTTTTGATCCCTTTGAACACCATCTTGTCGATGGGATCAATGCCGGCGGTGACGGGATTTTTGATTTCATCACCCTGTGCGTCGATGTGAATCTTTCCGTTGATCTTTGCGCTCTTTTTGGCTCTGAGATTTTCTGTGTTTTCTTTTAGTTTGAGTAGATCCGTTTCGACTTCGACTTTAATTTTAGTTTTCGACAACTCTCTGGCGAGTCTAGAAAAAAGTGCGAGATGAGTCTGGCAAGTGTCAATCCATGAGATCGCATCTTCTAGTGTGCAACCCTCGAATCGTGAACGCTGAACTTCTAGAAAGTCTTTAATTTCATGTCCGTCTGCCGTAGGGATATACGTCCCCGAAGGTGGAGCGTTTACCATTACGAAACAAGTACGAAATTGATTCGATAAGTTCTGGAGTTGATTCAAGTCGTTTTGGGCCTCCTGAAGAGAGGCCCGCGCGGTGTTGAGTGATGTTGTTAGTTCGCCCATTTTTGAATCTCACTAAATCGCCGAAGGCGATTTGAACATCCGTTCTAGTTCGTTTACGCTCATTTGTTCACGTTCGTGGGAGCGGCCGGCTTCAAACATAAGTAGAGTGAGCATGACGACCGGATCAATGTCGAGATGCCGTGCGAGTTTAGTGGAGAGGCCCGTCACGGTGTCGATCATGCCGATCATTTTATGCGCGACTTCAGGAGTTACGTTTCCATCAGCGCATCCATATAGAGCGTGATCGTCCAGAACTTCGACGCATCGTTTAGGATCGGCTAGAAGTTTCGTCGCGGCAGTCATAAAAGGCGAGCCGAATTCTGCGAGTATCGTGTCGAGTTCTCGGTTTAACTTCTGTTGTTCCATTTTATTTATGCTCCGAATTTAGTTCTTGCTTCAATTAATTCTTTGTAGTGACGATTCGACATTTCACGTTCTTCTTTAATCTGGCGATCAAAAAGAGCATCAACATCACTTTTATGCTCTAGCTTCCAAACGTAGGCCGCTGGCGTCATGTTGGCCGCGCCACGACCTTTGTAATACATCCCTTCAATTTTAATTGAAGTGTCGAGTTCGCCCTCGGTGCGATGTCCGGTAATTCCCGGTGCTGCAATATATACTTTTTGCAATGTGTTTCTCCGGTATCTGTGTTTTTCAAAATTTCATTCGTTTTCGGCCTCCCCTAAGCCGCTTAGGTATGTTTTTGACCCTTTTTGGCGGTTTGGGGGTGGTTCTTAGGTAGTATAGGGGTGGTTTGACCCCCAGTCAAGAGGAAAGTTAAAAAAGTTAAAACGAGCGGGGTCATGGGCTTACAGCGAGCGGAGCGAGCA